CGCCCATAAAATCCTACACCACAGCTAGGTTTAAACTCACCTGACGTTACTGTAGCAGGTCTAGTAGCATTATCAAAAGCTGCCCACTTAGAACCTGAACCTTGTGAACCGTCGTATCTCTGCGGTACAACTCCTTCGTGTAAACAAGTAAGCCTACCATTAAAATTTATAAACTGCCAGTTACCATCTGTACCAGTAACCGTGTGTTTTGTGTCTGCACTTCCTGTAGGAAACGCAGCGTTAGGCGTTGTAAAATCTACAGTGTATATACTTGTACCGTGACTAGCAAATATTTTTTTAGTTGCTCCGTCTTGATGTTCTACAATACCTTTTATAGCTGTTCCACTTGGAGCTACTTTTTGTTTAAATCCTTTGCGTAGAGATATACGACCTGATTCTCTAATCACAACATTTTCTGCCTTAGTTAAATAAGATGGGTCTAATGACGCAGGATTAGCTTGTGTGTTTAATCCATTAAGACCTATGTTAGTTAAAGACTGATACTGTAATTGCTTAGCCATTATTGGTAATTAGTAGTTACAAACCATTCGTTTTCATATTGAGTATTTCCACTATCTAGCATAACTGCTTGTGCTAGAGAGCTTGCTGCTTCTTGTGCAGCTATAGAAGATTGTGTTCCTCCGTCTTCTCCACGCTCTGCTATTGCACGAGCATAAGCACCTAAGATTACAGGCTTAGATGGTATTTTGATACTTGTAGTAGCTGACGTTAATTCGTCTTGATACTTAACTATATCAAAAGATATTGTCTGAGCTTCTGTAGGTATAGGAGATAAATCTACTTTAAGATTATTAGAACTATCTGCTCCATTAAAAGCATAGTAACTAGGTTCTCCTGTAGGGTCAGTAGGATATTTAATACTGTTTATGTAATGTTGTGTCACCGGTGACAAAGTATTGCCAGTAGAGTTGTTAGTTACATCTAACACTTTAAACTCTTGACCAGAAGATAAGTTATAATTTTTTGTAGCTGCTACAGTAGAAACATTAACTGTTTCCCTTAGAACTAACCAATCGTGGTAAGACTCTATACTTCTCTTAGCATCGTTAATTAAAGAGCCTATAACTTTCTGATAGTCATTTACTGTAGAACTATCGTTAATAGCTCCAGACCAATCAGAAGCTACTGTGTCTTCTCTTAGTCTTATTAATACTTGATTTATTAGTTCTCTATATGTCATTATTTCCCCTTGGCTAATTGTGCACCAAAATAAAATTCTATAATCATTGTAGCCCAAGCAAACACTTCATCAAACTTAAGCACTGCTCCTGCCTGTACTGTAACATACTCTATTGTATCTGGTGTAAGTTCAAAGCCAAGTAAACTTGCTCCTTCAATTACAGTAGGTACAACAGTAGGCACGTTAAAAAACACTGGAGCTACTTGCGTAAATATAATTAAAGATAATATAACAAATATAATTACTCGTCTATTAAGAGCAGCCATTGGGCTTTCTTTGTCTGCTGCGGACCTAGCATCATTAATTGATTTGTCTCTGACTGCAAACTGTTGCATCATTAACTTTTGATTTTCTGCTGCTGCTTGGCTTTTAAGTGCAAACAACTTACCAATAAACCCTAAGGCTATAGGTGCTATGTTTGTTAAAAGTGCTATCATAATACTACTCCTAATGCTTCTATAAGACCTACGTTTGCAATAACATAAAAGATAATTGCACCGTAAACGCCCCATTTAATTTGTAATAGTGAGGTATTTATCTTAGCTATACATTTGTTTGTGTCGTCAATTTTGCTAAACAACTTTGCTATTTGACCTGCGTGTTTGTCTAGTTGTACTTGCATTCTTCTAAGCTCGTCTTCCATTTACTTCCCCACATTTTTCATAGCCACTCTATGCGACTCAGTAAAACTCAAGCCTTTTCTCATAAGTCTTTTCATCTCCTGCATATGCTTCTTGCTGTGATGTTCTTTGTGCTTATCTAGAGTAGCTAATTGTCTTTTAGTAAGTGTCATTACTTTTTCTTCTTCTTGCCTTTAGATTTTTTATAAGGTTTGTTACCGTATCCCATAATATCTCCTTAGTTTGCTAGTGGATTGTCTAATGATTCTTGTATCCGTTTGTTTATGTCCTCTTTAGTTTTCTCTACTTTTATCTCAAACCTATCTAACTTTGTATCATAGTTAGTAAGTTTAGTATCTACCGATTGTAACTTAGTATCTACTTTAGATTCTAAAGACCATTGACTGTTTCTTAGGTCTGTCATATCTTTCTTTAATTCTATCTTTATAGCGTCAGCGTGTTGTTCTATTCTTTCTACATCACTAGATGTCTTTTTCATCTGTGACTCTATAGCTCCAAGGTCCAAATTTGCGATTCCTTCGACTTTCTGATACATAAGAAAGCCACCGTATAGAGTACCAATAATCGTTGAAATAAAAGCAAATGCTGCGACTATACTCGTACCACTTAAACGTAAACCAAACAGTTTGAGCTTCTTATCTTTTATGCCCTCGCCTTTACTTACTAATTCTTCTAGGTCAGCCATCAGTTTTCAAATCCACCGTCTTGTAATTGCCTTAAGTATTCTATTTCTTGTTTAAGTTTCTGTACCTCTAGTCTTCTTCGTTGTAATTCTAATTGGTATAAAGTATTACAATTAATTCTTTCACTAGGTCCATCTAAAGGTATTATAATTCTAGCATACAAACCTATGTCTTTAGTCTGTGGTCTCTCTCCTTCTTTACCTATAATTGGTGTGACTGCATTATTTATTATTCCAGTCATACCTAACTCAAAGTTAGTAGTGCCACCTATGCTATTCTTACAATCTAAATCACCGGCTCTAATACTATCTGTACCGCTACTGTATCCAGCACTTGGCAAGGAGAAGGTCATAGAGTTACTGTCTGCTATAACCTGTGTGCTAAGAAAAAAGGCGTAGCAACACACATACCTCAACCACTTCACTTAAACCTCGAACATATTCTTGATGCTATCATTGTCTTAGTTTTTTTACTTCCTCTTAGTTTAGACAAGGAGCATATGTATTCTGCCCTGTCTACATTCTTTGAACTAATATACACATCAAATTTAACGTGGCTTAAGTAATCTAACTTTAATATCTTATAATCAGTTACAAAAGGTATTGGCTTCCACTCTTTATCAAATACGCCAATCTCATAATATTTAACATCTTCTCTTTTGTTGAACATATTCATTGTAGTTTTGTGTACCCCTTCTATTTGAGTTACAGACCACTTTGGATATGTAGGCGTCATCTCGTGAGCTGCTACAGATGTACATAGCAGTGCCCACAGTATTACTGAGCGACACATTCAGCAACTACTACTGCTGTATAAGAACCACCCGGAAATGCTTTCTGTTGTCCACCGCCATAAGTAGCTTCGGACTGGACATCTACCCATAAAGTTCCAGCGTGTGCCATAGCGTATTGTCTTAAAGCACCAGTAGTTGTACTGGCTGTTTGGTATCCATCAAAGTCACTTCCTGATGACTGTGCTACTGCTACTGCACCTGTCCAAGCAACTGTGTCACTTAGGCTAGGGCTAGAGCTAAAAGAAGTAGGGTAACTAACCTGTGCGTAATAAGCATTAGCAAGCGATACGTCAAACCTTACTATAGGTTTCTGACCACCACTAGCAGGTGTTGTTGTTAAAGTATAAGCGTTAGGGTTTCCGTAAACTCCGGGTGTGTCCGTGTTAACTATACATCTAGACTCTACTGAGCCTGTAATATCTGCGTTGGCTTCTACCTTACTAGCGAACAAAGAGCAACCAGTAAGACTAAGAACTAAAGCTGTTAATAATAATTTATTCATTTGTATTGTCCCTCTATCATTTGATTCATTAAATTGTCTTGGGCTAAACTTTGTAGTGCTCTTCTGTTGTCAACCACCTCTCCTCCGTCCAATGAAATAGATTCCCTGTATACTCCTCCGGGAACTGTCGCTGCGTAGTAAGACCTTACATTAGTAGCGTTATTTATTGTCTGTAGTAGAGCAGATTGAGATACTGTGTTAGCTATCGTTAGAGCATTTTCAGATGCAGCCAAAGCCATTTCTAGTCTGCCTTCATCTTCCTCGTCTTCTTCTCTCTCTTCCCTCTCTTCTTTTTCTTCCTCATACAAGTCACTATCGGTTTCTTCAGTAGCATCTATAACTGCGTCATCATCAAGTGCATCATATATTTCTATCTTAGGTATAACCGGCATCGGCTCAACATAACCCGGACAACTCTCGTCATTCTGTGGGTCGAAACACTTGTCAAACCTATACATATAAACCACTTTTGCATCTTCTAGTGTACCTATGCCAGTAGTTTGTATCGAACCTTCACCGAACTGACTAACTGGTGTGTACGGTAGAGGTACAAGTCTTTGTATCTTCATACCTGTGCCATCAGTCCAGTCTTGTGTATCTTGAAAGATATACCCACCATCTACATCTTTATTCTGTACTGTGACTATGTACTCATCTCCGGCTTCTTTTGTTACCTTATAATTATAGATAACACCACTTATGTCTAATCCGTCTTCTACACTAACTCCTAGTGTGTCTGACGTCATACCCCATATTAAGCCATCTACTGCTGCGTTACCTGTGTATCCGAAGGTATAGCTAGAAGAATATGAAGGCTGCTGCAACAGTACCCATAATGCTAAGAGCCTTATCACGTTTTTCTTGTGCAGTAATTTCATCTTCCTCCTCTGGCATTGGTATTGTGTCTGTGTGTACAGCCCAAGCATCCTTTGCTTTTTGTCCTATAAGTCCATCTATAGGGCACGGAGTCCCAGCCGACATCATCGCTTCCCATACATCAGGGTCTTGACACATTACACTAACTGCTGCTACTTTCATACCAAAGTTATACAGCTTCTGTGCCTTCTTGAGTCTAAGGCAATTATCTTCTGTGTACGTTGTTCCTACTGAGAGTCCGAGTATCTGTGTCTGTACTGAACCACTAGAGGAAATCGTACATAAATCTGAGGTGTTGCCACTACCAAATTGAGGTGCTATTGCACTAGGTGGCGGGCTTTCTACCTTAGTTGTCTGCGTACCATTTGTTGTAACAACACTTGTTGAATCTGTAACAATAGGGTCTGATGCAAATACCGAACTTGACAACAACAACACAACAAGTAACTTTCTCATTAGTCAGCTACTAAACTCACAAATGCTGGGTCTACTTCATCCGTAGGGTTAGCAGTAAAGTGTGTACACATATCTATTTCTCTAGTTAATGTGTATGTATCAGAACCATAACTTACATTACCGTCATCATCATATACAGCTACTTTTCTAGTTTCAGTATGAGGTTTATTCTCATAAGCAATAACACCAGCTAAATCTGATATAGCATTAATTGCTGTCTTAATTGTTTCGTGTTCACTATACAAAGTAGTAGCGTATGTAGCTATATTGCTTGGCACAGCAGTACCACCTTTGGCTGCTCTTGACCAGTACCAGTCTATGTCTGCTAATCTACTAGCTACAGCAGTTCTTGCCTTCTCTAGCATATTAGCTTTAAGCGTAGCTACATCTCTAGCTGTTGAGGCATATGTTCCTACAACCTCTGAGCCACTTGTGTCTACAGTAAACTCACCATTCCAATAGTATCTGCTATCAGGAGTGACTTCTCTGTATGCCTTAATCCCTAGTGAGGTAAGTGTCGCACTATCCCTAAAGATTGTTCTAGGATAAAGCACATCACTAATCTCCATAGATTTAGGTGTTTTAATTATCTGTCCGTTAAAGTACCACATATTCTCTCCTATCGAGCGTTACTATATTTAAAAGGTGTTTCTGCAAATGCGACGTAGATGTAAGTACCGCCAGCAGCATTATGTCCACCGTGTGTCATTCTTAGTTTAAATCCATTAGATAATCCATCTAATTCATAAACACTTGAACTAGCTTCGCCATCAGATTCATTTGCTTGAAATTGAATAGAAAGCGGATTATCTGTATCTCTAGTTGTATCTTTAATTTGCCAATGACCAACAGTATCCGTTCTTTTAACCATCACCCAAGCTGGTCTAAATCCTGTGTAAATAAATGTACCATCAGTAGAACCATTACCAACATATGAACCGACCTTAGAGTAGCCATCTACAGAGTGGAAACAGTAGGCTATAAAATTATCACCATTATCATTAGCAGTAAGAGTTGAATTTAATGAAAACACAGAAGATGTAGGTGCTGTGTTTGCCCAAATAGCATCAGGAGCAGAAGCAGCAGTATTATTTAATTTTAACCATCTTGTTGCCTCACCATAATATACTGCCCAGTTTTTTGAACCATCATCACGATTCTTGACAATAAATAATTCAGGTACTTTAGATAATCCGTGTCCAACAGTAGCACCATTAGTAGAATTACCCGTATAACTAACAATACTAAACCCAGCATCTACATTAGCACTAACTGTAGAAGTTATAGAGCCATCAGTATTAGATGAGCCACTACCGTTTGCTTTCCAGTTCCAAGCTACATAAGTTTCACCTGATTTATCTGTTCCGTCTTTACCACTTAAACTAAAACCATCTGTATCAAAAGAAGTCACTCCGTCATAAGCACTATAATCACCCTCAACATTAGTGTTGGGAGAATATAAACCGTTAGCAGAGCCTCTTATTGCGTCAAAAAATCTGTGATTATAAGCTGAACTTCTCATTTTTATCCATAACCAATCAGGCTGAAATCCAACACCAGTAATTGATTGTGAAGAACCACTACCACTCCATAACACAGTATTAAAATGCTTACTAGGTACAACAGCTACATTAGGCAAGTTCTTTGTACAAAGAGCCAAAAACCCGTTTGGTGGTTCGTAGTAGAAGTCACCTATGTCATTAGAGTCTTGATTGCCTTGTGCTGTCTTAGTACCAGCGAATGAGGAGTCTTGACCGAAGTTAAATATAGCTCCAACATTAGACCCTGTACTATCATTACTAATTATTGGAGCTTGTTCGTTATCATTTGAATTACTTAAAGCATAAGAATTTGACCCTGTTGATGGATTACCACTATTTGCCCAAGTGTTATTTTTTGCAAAGTAAATACGGTCATTGTCCATATCTAAAGCAACGCCAATAATATCTCCTACACCATATGATGCTCCATCTGTTCTAGCTGTTGAACCTGTATAAACATCTCCATTTTCATTGTAGACATTTGTACCCGCACTTCCATATTGATTGTGTTGATTGTTATTAGACGGTTGAGATGAAGATGAACCAAGAAGTAAAACACCGCTTACATCAGTAGGAACAACTTCCCAGTAATATTTACCAGATGAAGCTGATATAGTTCCATAGTGCATTTGTTTATAAGGTGCAGAACCAGCTACTGTAGTTACTACTTTTAAATTACCCTCAGAAAAAGTACCATTACCACTTAAAGGATTTATAGTACAAAAGTTATTCGTAGGACTATCAACAGATATATCTGACTCTGTTAGGTTGTTACTTGTCCAGTCATTATTGTTACCACTTTGGTCTAGCCAGTAT